ACCTTTCGTCCAGGGCAGAAGTTGAAGGCCCGGGTTGAGGCCTATGCTGGAACCAAGCCATAACGACGAACTGCCCCCCATACCGGGCAAACGCTACTTCACCATCGGTGAAGTCAGCGAGTTGTGTGCCGTAAAGCCACACGTGCTGCGGTACTGGGAGCAGGAGTTCCCGCAGTTGAACCCTGTGAAGCGGCGGGGTAATCGGCGGTATTACCAGCGCCAGGACGTGCTGATGATCCGCCAGATCCGCGCGCTGCTGTATGACCAGGGTTTCACCATTGGCGGGGCGCGCTTGCGGCTCTCCAGTGATGAGGTGAAGGATGAGTCAAGCCAGTACAAGCAGCTGATTCGGCAGATGATTGTCGAGTTGGAGGATGTGTTGGTGGTGTTGAAGAAGTAGGTCGTTTCCGATGAATGGTTTTTTTTTGAAAAAAAAAGGTTCCATTTATCAAAAGGTTAGGGTACATTCTTCAACGTTCTCGGCAACATTGAGAACATGCTTCAAAGCCCAGTCGGGGCGTAGCGCAGCCCGGTAGCGCACTTGCATGGGGTGCAAGGGGTCGAGTGTTCGAATCACTCCGTCCCGACCATATATTTCAGTGACTTAGGCCATTTCCGAAAGGGATGGCCTTTTTCATGTGCGTGACTTTTGCGTGACTTCTCAGGATTTTACGCCTGTCTCCTCTTCAAAATGGTCAGCACCGGCCCACGCGAGTCCGTCGCTGAAACTTTGTTTGCCGCCTCTATCAACTGCCCCAGCTCCGCGCCAGAATAGTGACTGGTCACGCTTCCGTTCTTGTGGCCAAGTAGCGACTTCCGATCTTCCTCTGTTACACCAGCTGCTTTCAGGCGCCTGCCGAAAGTGTGCTTCAAGTCGTGAACCCTGATAGAAGCGAACCCAGGGTGTGCCGGCCGCAAGTGTTGCTCCTGCCAGAGCTTTGCCGCGCGCACCCTCGCTTTCTTCCAAGCAGAGTCGTTCATCCTGTGCATCCCGGTGCCGTTGTATGGAAACACCCATTCCCGGCTTATCCCGCGCTGCCCGTCGATGATCGACTTTGCCACGCTGTTCAGCACCACCAGCCGCTCATCCCGGTTCTTCACGCCTGAGTTCTCGTGCCGACCGCCGAAGTCGGCAGGTATCAGGAACACGCTGGTTCCCAGCTCGGGTACCGAGATTTCCCAATCCCACCTCAGTTTGCAGACCTCCTGCTCGCGGCAGCCCGTGTTCACCTTGAACAGGGCCATTCGCTGCAGATGGTCCGGCAACTCACCGAAGAGAATCGACTGCTCGTCCCACGACATCGGGTAGGGCTTTCGACTGGCTCTTTTTTCCTCTAGCTTGGCCAGCAGCGGAATGCTGTCGAGCCAGGGCCTGCGCTCTTCATCACGCCATTTCCGGCAAGACAGCGACAGCACGCGGATTACCCGCTCGATCGCGATGTTCACCGTTCTGTTGCTGACTGCCTTCCTCACCTTGCCATCCGGCAAGTCTTCGTCCGTCTGCCGGTCCCGAATGAAAGGGGCCAGCGCCTGGTCGTCGATGTGCGTCAGCGGCAGGTCGCCCAGGTATGGGTCCAGTTGCTGCAAGCACAAAGCCGTAAGTTTGATCGACGGCTGATCCTTGTGCTCGAGCAAGTACCTGGTGGCCGCCTCGCGGAACGTCCGCATCTGCCGGATGCCATACACCTTGCGCTGCCGGATCTGCTCCAGGCGGTGAATCAGGTACTTTTCTGCTTCCGCCCGGTCACCAACTCCAGTGCTTTCGTAAAGTCTCTCTCCGTTGATCTTCTTGTCGATGTGCCAGATGCCGTTCCTTTGGGAAAGGCCTGTGATTGTCTTTCGCGCCATCCCTTATCTCCTGATGGGCGCTCGCTGCCGGGTGATTGTCGTCCCTGAGCGCCTTCTTTCGCAATTGCCATAGCCTGGATGTAGTCGTTCACCCAGGCGTCCAGCTCTTCCCGGTCAAAGCCGATGCCGCGCTCCCCGATTGGGAATTCGCTCACATACGGCCTGACGGTCTTGTTAAATTCAGCCCGGCACATGCCGAGGTACTGCGGGGCTTCGCCGGCGCGGATAATGCGCGGCAGAATGCGTGCGGCAGGTGCCGCGCTGGCGTTCGCCATGGGATGGTCTCCACGCCGCCGGTGGCGGCAGGTTGGACTATGGATAATTCATTGGCTCGCGGATAATCTCCGGCTTCGTTTCTGGAGCCAGGGGGTCGCATGTCGAATGGAATTGAATGATGTGCAGTGATACTGCTGACCTTTGCAATCGCGGGATGTGGCAGCCAGCGCGTGAGCTACGCGCCATCTGCTACACAATTCAGTGATCGTCAGCAGGCGGCCGATTTAGTCGAGCAGGCTTTTTTTGAGGACTACGGAAAGAAATTCCGACCCCAGTCTGTGTTGATCACCGACAAGGTCATCATCTTGTCGGACGGCGTGATTTCGGAGGCTACGGGGTTTGCTTCTGCTGCGCCCCTCGGCTCGGGCGCTTTCGCTGCCGGCAGCAGCACGAGTGTGATGAGAGACGCCAGCAGGCGTATTTACCTGAATTCCATCGACGATATTTCCATCTACCAAAAGCGGGGCAGGTCCAGTCGCTTCACCGTGGTAATTCGCGGGCAAGACGGCAGAGAGCTTGGTTCAATCCGGACTGGCAGCCTGGAGCGAGCGCAGCGATTCAGTGATGCACTGACTTACCTAAAGAGCTCGCCCAAGCAGTGATCCTTGTCCGCGCATGTCGGCGGGCTTGAGTTGTAGGAGGAGGGGTTAGGCTTTGTACTGCTGGCGGATGCGGCGGGCGATGTCGCGGAGCTGGAAGTCTCGAACATCTGGTTGTTGTCCCGGCGCGAAACGACCGGGGACCTGGTGACGTTGCGCCCACCAAGGATCCAGGCGGCCAGCAAAATCAGGCCGGATTCGAGCTGGCGCCGGAGCCAGCCTTTGCGCGGGATCATCGCGGCCCCCTGTAGATCAGGTAGGCCATGTACATCAGGGGCAGGATCATTGGCATAGCTCCTTCGGCACCTGGGCGGTATCGCCGAGCCTGGCGGCGACGATGGCGCGACAGGCGGCGATAAGGTGTGTTGAACCGTCCGCGTCGCCCGAGAGGTCATTCAGGCCGGTGACGGCAAAGAATGAGTCCGAGTAAAGGCCGAAGCCTACTCGGTACTTCTCGATCAGATCCCCGCCCGACGCCCAGTCTTCCCACGGGTTGTAGCGCTCGGTACGCTCGGTCACCGTTGCACGGTACCGGGCGAACACGCGCCAGGGGTTTCCGTACTCCGGCGGCGCCAAGAACACGTCCAGATCCTCCGCCTTGCCGACGGCCCACCCCAGGGCCTCGCCGGCCAGGTCTGCCGTCTTCACTTCGATCAGGTCGGTCATGCCTTTGCCTGCTTTCCGTAGCCCTGGTCGATCAGGAATGTGGCCAGCCTGAAATGCCGCTCGCATGGGGCCCGGTGATCCTGATAAGCCGATATGTCATCAGCCAGCTCGGCAATTTCGACCTTGCGGGCTTCTTCTGCGCGTTGTTCTGGTGTTCGGTACGGGCGCACCATGCCCCCGCCTTCTCGGTAGCAGGCAGAAAACTGCTCCGTCTTCACGACGATGAAATCATCACCCTCTGGTTGCACGCCGCGATAAATCACGTTCCCGTGATGCCAGAACTTCTTGTCCTCGACGGCAAAGGTGCATTCCACATCAGCGCCAAGCGGCGGCAGACCTTCGCCATCCCACTCGACAGGTTTGACGATGCAGCGCCAGGGCGAATACGCCTGGCAGCCCTCGGGCCCGTAAGTGAAATGGTCGCGCACGCTGCCATCAGGGTTAATAGCCCACACCTCGCGCGCCACACCGTCTTCCACTCGCCAGAACACAGGTCGGTTATTTGGGGTGGCTGCTGGCTGGTACTGGTTCGCGCCTGTCGGTGCCTTGCTCCAATCAATCTCTGTCACAGCTGATACCTCTCATCAATCCAGCGCCCAGGCGCCAGTGCGGGTGTAGGTTCGGGTTGTGTTTCGTGCGGGGAGAGCTGGCGCTCGTTGCCGACCTGCAGCTGGCTGTCGGGGATGCAGCTGATGCCGACCCCGTTGAGCAGGTAGCAGGTGACGCCGCGCTGGCTGTCGTGCTGCACGTCGATGACGTTCTCGGTTGCGCTGGCGCCGGTGGCCAGCAGCAGGAGGCAGAGGGCGAGGCGGGTCATTCTTTCACCTCGATCGTCACGTCGTCATGAATCCACTCGATGTCGAGCAGCTCGTCCTCAGTGATCTGGTCCTTCTTGCCGCGGGCCTTGGCATGGCCCTGGCAGCAGGGTGAGGCGAGCAGGATGTCGTGTGTCGGCACTTGTTCCCAGCGGGCCTGGTGCAGGTCCTGGCAGACGTGCTGCGTTTCGGGTGGTTAGCGCTGTGCCATTCAACGGCCACCGGCCAGTGGTTTGCCGCCCAGAGAACCTGGACGCCTGCGGCGCGCGCGCCGGTGCTCCATCCGCCGAGGCCGGCGAACAGGTCGATTGCTGTGGGCATGGAGATACCTCGCCGCTATATTTAATTGGGCTCGTAAGGAGGTTGCGTGAATGATGTTCTACTGGAGAATCAGGAAGTACCTTCCTGGCGCCGTGCGGTATCAGATAGAGATCAGGCGCTGTCGTGCAGCTCAAGAAAGACTGGACAGGAAAAGGCCTCCTAGCAACTCCGCGCTTGAAAGTGGCGCGGTCAACCAATACGTTCAAGATTGGTCTGAGCTGCATCAGTGGCGCCGGGACCTGATCACACGTGAGTATCGGCGAAAGTTAGACCGCCTATCAGTTCCAATGCCAAGTTACGACGACGACCGTTATTGGGAGATCGTTGACTGCGTGCTAACCGGCGAAGAAATTCGCTGCCTTACCACCGAAGGTGAGATCGCAGCCAAGGCAGCTCTTAGGGAAGAGCAAAAGCACCGTCGTGAGGTCAAAGCATTTTGGCTCACATGGATCACAGGACTAGGCGGCACTCTCATTGGGGTTATTTCCGTCTGGCCTAAGTAACTGACGCAGAACCAAGCAACCTTTGCCGCTTCAGGTTTCCAGTCCGCCTAACTGCATCCCAGGCGCCGCACTGGCCGGGGTGGGCTTATAGGGCGAAGTGGTTTATTGGTTCAACCTCAATTCAGGAGGCTGTATGGATACAAACAAGTTGCTCAAATTTCTGATCGTCACCAACTTGGTCACGCTGTTGCTCGCTGGGGCGTCCGCATACTTCGCCATGGAGGCAAAGGACTCGGCAGATGACGCCTACTCGGCGGCAGAGTCGGCAAGCAGCTACGCAAGCAACGTGGAAGACATCCTCAACAGCCGATGAAGTCGGCAGCGGTACGCCGTGGAGGCGTTATCGTTGAATAGGGGAAGGCGCTGGCGGGCAGCGCGGCGGAAAACCCACAAGAGGAAGGGCGGTCAGAAGAGGCGGATTTTTAAAGGTGCATAGCGAGACAGGAGCAACGGTTTACTCTTGCATGCTTGGAGCACCTTATGAAGAACTTACTCTTGATTGCCCGGAGTCTTTGGCTTCTTTCGCTTGCAGCGTTGAATTTCGTCAAGGCTTACGGATTGATTCTGAAGCTGGTAGGCGCTGCATAGATCTGGCGGGCAGCGCCGGAGGTTCAGGCCCGACGGACCTTGAAGCCGAACATGCACTCGATGTCGTGGTACTCGCACCGCTCGTAGGCCTTGTACTTGGCCTGCGAGGGCGTGCTGGCGAAGACATCGACGATGGTTCGATTGGTGATGTCCCACCAGTCCCATCCGGCCACCAGCACTTGGTAGCGTTTAAGCGGCAGCCTCTCAGCCATTTCGCCGTACTGCATTTTTTGCAGGTCGGGTGGTAGTTGCGGATGCGCTTCTTCGGGTCGCTGTCGAGGATGACGCCGATGTAGTGGACGCGGTCGGCCATGATCACGCCTGGCTCGCCATTGGCGATGACGCGACGCCCAATCTCGGCCGGTACGTCGTAGTGGCGGCGAACGTAGTCGCAGTTGTAGTTGCTCATGGCTTTCTCCATGCATGCGCCGCCCTCCGTGCTGGTGGCGGCATGGTGGCAATTTGGTCCCGGATAAGGTATGTAGTGCGTCCGTTATTCGGTATGGATGCTTTAGGTGGGCGGTATGGAAAAAAATTGGTTTCTTCTGAGGGTTGAAGACCTCGGATACTTGAATTTAATGGGCATTTCGAGAAGTGGCGAGCAGGTGCGAGATGGACTTGCAACGTTTGCAACTACGCCGTTGTCCTGTTACATGGTTTCTATTGCTGTATTTGTATTGTTGTCGGGGATTCTTTTCTACATCACCCGCTTGTACGAATTTAGGCTTGCTAATTTTTGGAAGGTTGCTATCGTGCTGTTTGTGGTGACCTGCGTATATGGGTCATTTTTTGTGATGCTTCTCTGGCAGGTTCCTTTTGGTGAAATTCCATCGAAGCTGCGCGAAGGAACTTTTGGTGATAGTTTTGGGACCCTTAATACACTGTTTTCAGGCCTGGCATTCTCGGGTGTTATAATATCTCTATTTTTGCAGCGAAAGGACTTGTCTGCTGCGCGGGAACAGGAAAGGCAGCAGCAGATTGAATCTCAATTTTACAACATGCTTACGTTACAGCAAGCTGTAGTTTCAGGCTTCGATCTACAGAGTCGTCTCAAGGATGGGGAGGTTATCGCCAAGGGGCGAGATTGCTTCAGGGAGTGGTACGGCTCGCTTCGAGAAATTTACTCTCACACTAAAGACTCAGCAGTGTCGGGGTATGGCTTCGCCTACTACCAGTTACGTCAAGTTCATGCCGGTGACTTGGGGTTGTATTTTAGAAGCCTTTACGCGGTCTTTCGTTATGCGTCAGAGTGTGGTCATGAAAAAAAAGAAGCCTTTGGGCGAGTCGCTCGTTCACTTCTTTCGGACTACGAACTGGTGCTTTTGTTCTATAATTGCCTCGGCGAGCATGGAGTTAACTTTAAAGTGTTGAGCTCAGAGTTTTTCTTGTTTGACAATCTAGAGGTGGATCACCTTCTCGATATTGAAGATGTTCTCCAGATTGAGCGAAGGGCTTTTGGTAGAAATGCTAAGGCGTTGAAAATTTTCGATGAGCTAATTGAGAATCGCCAGTCTCATCTACCGTGATTAGTATACCCATGCGGTTCTTCGGGCCGGGTAGTTAAGGTTGGTCCTATCCTGCCATGGTGGCAATTTGGTTTGGGATGGGGTATCACGGGTGACCGGCATAGGGCCGGATCAAGGAGTTTAAATGGCTAAGGTAAGAGTGAAGCGCTTGTCGATTGGGTCCGAGGGTGGGACCGCTCTCTACGATGAGCACACATGTAAGCCGCTGCATGCTGATCAAACTGCCCCAAACGTCTTCAAGGTCACACTGACTGACGGAAATTACGATCATTCAGGCAATGCACTCGATGAAGGTCAATTTGAAATGGATACTGAGGTCGGGTCATTTCATGGGTACGTCGAGAAGCAGATGCCAGGCTTGGGTTTGCCAGAATCTATCGTTCTTACGTTGATAGCTGAGTAAACGGCGCTAAAACCTCATCGCCCGGGTTTTGCTGAATCATCAGCATGCTCTTCCGGTCGAAGGCCATGGCAAGGCGCGCCGAGATGGTGATTTCGTGCCGGGGCGGGGCGAGAAACTTCGCCGCGTGCAGCCTGCCCAGGGCGCGGATGCCGTGGATCAGCGCTTCGATCATCTGGCTGTATGTGGCGTCTGCCCAGCCGCAGATCGCGTTCAGGTGCTGGCCAGTCCGCTTCCTCGCCGATAGCCTCAGTGGCTCAGTCCGCGCCACAGACCGGTGAGCCTCGATTTCGTGGCGCGCGATCCGGAAAAGTGCGTGATGCCCCAGCGCTTCTATGTGATGAAATCATCAGCGTCATCGCCTCGCCCTGTTCCTCGATCCCAGCCCACTCCATCAGTTCCAGCAGGGCCTGCTTAGTCCCTGGTCGAACCTTCAAGCGCAGGTCTTCTTCCTGCAGGCGCTCGGCCTTGGCCCTTCGCTTTTCGTCACGCTGCTGCTGCGTCAGAGCCATCATCGCCTCCATTGCGCACGAAGGTGGCGCCCGGCCCGATGTCGAGAAGGTCGCACACCCGATTGATGATCTTGAGCGCGGCGTCGAACACCTTGGCGTCGTCAGGCTCGCGGTACACGCGCTTCATGTTTGGCTGGTGCTCGAGGCAGACCTTGTCCACCAGGCGCCTGGCCAGTCTGCGCAGGTGGTCGGCGCTGTCGTGCTCGCGCAGGCTCAGGGCGAAGGTCAGAGCCACATCGTCAGGCCGGTACTGGCCGCCGCTGCGGGTGTTGTACAGCTTCTTGACCGGCCGATTCATCCAGGCCGGCAGGGTTACGACTCCAGAGGGTGCTTTCTGCATTTCGGTGCTCCGTGAGGCCGCTGGGCGGCAGGTGGAATTGTTCTTGCCGCCGGCGCTGGCGGACCAGGTTGCTGAGCCGCCTCATTTCCGTGCGCGAGCCAGCGGAAAATCGATGGCGTTTCGTTCGATGATCTTCACCATGGTTCCGTAGTTGATTCCGAGCCGATCGGATACCTGGGCGCGGTGCAGGCCCTCGTCTCGCAATGCGCAGATACGCTCAACGAGCTTCAGCTCTTCGATGCGCTTCTGGTTGCGATGGATCTGGCGCTCAACCTCGCGCTTGTGGGTTCCTGAGCTCTTCCGCTCAGGCCGGCGGAACACGAAATTCCCTTCTCGTGAGGCCCGGAATAAGGCCTGCTTGGAATATCCGGTGGCCTCGTGAACCTGCTGGCAGGTCACGGTCTTGGCCATCTTGCGGATCTCGGCCAGCTGGGAGAGGCGCTTGACCACGCGCGGGTCTTCTTTCTTTTCCGGCGCCGCGCGGATCACCTCGACATCGCGGTGCGGCCGAGGCGGAACGTATTGGAAGCCATCGAGCACAACGATGCTCCCTCCAGATGTGAAGAAGGCCGCTTTGGCGGCCTCAAGGTCGATTGATGGGTTCATGCTGCCCCCTATGCTGCGATGCCGAGCACCCGATTCATGCGCTCGTCGAGGATTTCGTAAAAGGTCTTCACCCGCTCCGAGAGCTTGCGGATCATCGCTTCGTCCCGGTAGGCGCGCTTCACGAACAGCGGCATGCCCGGCCAGTAGCAGATGAAGTCGATCCACTCGCGCTCCGATACCCACAGGCCGCCCTGGCACTGGGCGACGTGATCCTTGGGGATCTCTCCGCCCAGGATCACATCCACCTGCAGCTTCGGCAGCTTGGTCTTGATCTCGGAAAGGCCCTTGTCGCCTACCAGGGCGTCCGGTGAGTAGCCGATTCCGTGGTTGAGGATGATCCCCACCTCGGTCGTTTCGACCTCCTCGCTGTCGCGGTAGAGGTTGCGAGCAACGCCTTCCAACTCATGGCCGCGCTCTGTATGCCGGTTGCCGCTGAACGGATCGGCCGCTTCGCCGGTGATGCGTTCGCCGATCAGCGTGTTCATGTAGGTGAAGGCGCCGGTACCGAAGCCGGCCTCGCCCTTGCCGTTCACCAGCAGGCAGTCAAGTTCGCTGCAGGTGATGATGCCCAGGCGCAGGTCAAGCCAGGCCTGGGTGCCTTGTTCAACGTCACTGACTATCTGCATTTGCGGCCTCCGCGGCCTTGAGGGCCTTGTTCAGTTGCGCGACCAGGATGTCGTGGCGGCCCTTCGGCACGCACTCGGCTGAGCCGTATTCCCCGATGAACCAGTCGCGAGTCTTCTGGGTGCAGCGGTCGAGCAGGGC